GGTGATGTAGTAAGTATAAATTCACAAGATAAGATGATTTTAAATGATAAAGGTGCAATTAAAGCTAACAGTCCGATGAATGTATTGGCATCATTTAAAGCTGATGACCAGTTAAGCCTCTATCTCAAACATAATGATTTCTCACAAGAACACGAGCTACTAAAGGATATCAAAATAGGAAACACCTTCTTTAAAAAAGGTGAGCTTCCTTCTAACTTTGACTCAGTTGTAAAAGTTTATTTTGAAAGCGTCTTAGGAGTCGCTTATTCAAACCAAGCGATGCTGGACGGCATGGAAACCTTCTTCTCTGAAAGGTCGTACAATCCAGTTTTCGCATACATGGAACGTGTAGCAGAAAATTGGGATGGTCGAAGACGAATTGACCGCATGCTTCAAGTCTATCTCGGTGCTGATGATAACCCTTTGATTTCCAAAATTGCTGAGATGTGGTTAGTCGGTGCAGTTGCTAAAGTGTATGATCCATTTGTTAAATTTGACTACGTTTTGGATTTAGTCGGTGGTCAAGGTGTTGGGAAAACCTCACTCCTTCAAAAGTTGGGCGGTGCTTGGTACACCGATTCAGTCACTGACTTTGCAAACAAAGATAATTATGACATCATGCTGAAATCTTTGATTGTAAATGACGATGAAATGGTTGCTAGTAACCGAATGAGTTTCGCTGAAACAAAAGCCTTTATCTCAAAAACAAGCTTACGTTTTCGCAAACCTTACATGAAGCGTACTGAAGAATTTGCTAAAAACTTTGTTTTAGCACGTACAACAAATCAGAGGGAATACCTGAAAGACAAAACAGGTGAACGTAGATTTCTGCCTGTGCTCGCAAATATCGAAAATCAGAAAAAGCACCCTATGGAAATCGAACCTGAAACAATCGAACAAATTTGGGGCGAGGCTGTCACAATCTATAAAGCTGGTGCTGATTTGATGTTTGATAAAGAAACTGAAGAAAAATTAGAGCTTTATCGTGAGACATTTATGTATCGTGATGAAGTTGAACTGCAAGTTCTTGAATACTTGGAAATGCCTATTCCTGATAACTGGTCTAGTTGGTCAATTCAACAGCAGCATCAGTATACAAGTAAGTATTTTGATAACAGCAATGAATTTGAACCCGGCAAAAACAAATTGACAAACGTTTCAACAAGAGAAATGATGTATAACTTGTTCATGAGAAATTCAAATGATAAAAAGCTATCAACTAAAATCAACATGATCATGGACAATCATCCTGAGTGGCAAAAGGGACAATTTCGAATTGGCGGGAAAAATACAAAAGGTTTTAAGAGAATTATACAAAAATAGATCGGTTGCATTTTAAAGTTCTATCGGTTGCATCGGATACACTTTAAAAAAAGATCGGTTGCATGTATCCGATATGTATCCGATAAATCGAAAGAACGGTTGCACCCTTAAACCCTTGATAATACTGATTTTTTAATACTATTTTTATTAAATGCAACCGATACAACCGATATTTTATAAAAAGTATATTTAATAATAGTATATAAAGAGAAAGCTTATGAAATAAGGATTTTAAGATTTTACTTTTTAAATTTTGATTTCTATCGGTTGCACGGTTGCAATAAATTTGTTTTGTAAAAAATGAAGAAAAAATGAATAATCAATTTAAGGTAGAAGTACAATGTCCGTTTTGTGGAGAGTGCTATAAAAGACATGCAAAAGAAAGTTCTAAATCGATTAGATGTCGATTTTGTGGAATGTCTATATTTTTGAGAAGAACAGACAAGGAAGGCTTGGACAGAGTTGTTGACGAACCGTTCAACCACAATGAATATGTTAAAGAATTGAATGAGGTGTTTAGTTGAAGTACGATAAACAAACAGTGATTGACGGATTGAAACACTCAATCGAAATCACGGAGCAGGAAATCGAGAAGTGTTCGAAGCCATGCGACAGACGAGTCGCACAAGGCCGTACTGCTCATCGTGAATTTTTGAAGAAAAGACTAAAGAAAATGAAAATGCAATTGAAGGAGTTGGAAGATGAATAAGCAGGAAGCACAAAAGCAAATTGAAGAGCAAAGAGATATGATTTTGAGTCTACGTGGTTGGGCTGCCTTTGGGTATATCAAAGGAATCATTAATCAACTTGACGAACCACCGAAAATTGAAATTCCGAAAGCTGAGTTTAAAAAATCCCCAAAAGTCAAAGTCCCGCAGTTTGTGGCTGATTATATAGAATTTAAAAAGGAAAACAACTTCCATGTTTACGGCGCGATGAGAGTAATTAAAGATCATTATGACAAGAAAGTTCCAGAATGGTTTTACGAAAAGAATATCGAAAAATTCTGCCGTGCTTGGATTAACGGCTACGAGGTCAAAGAAAAACAGTATATTGTAAAAGTTAAAAATATACCAGAGAAGGATAGTGCTTTAAATTGCGATAAGAGAACAAGACGATTTATGTTTTCAAATCCGGAAGAAAACTCACTTTATGATACAAAATTCACCCGCAAAGAACTTGAAGAAGCTGGCTTCGGCTGGGTGTTTGATTGTGAAGGCGTGGAAGTTGAGGAGGTGAAAGAATGATTATCAAGAATTATAAATATGAAAATTCGACAGACGGCATTCATTACATAATTGATGTAGATGGCTGCGAATTTGAAATGAATCACATAAAAACTGAGTATGGCAGTGTGCAATATGAGGATATAGAATACTTTTTGGATGAAATTGGCGAATACGATGTGCAAGAAGCTGAATTGATTGAAGACTTTGTAAGATTTCAAAGTTACTTGTTAATGTATGGAGTTGGATTTGCTCTTAAAAACGCTGAAGAGGTGGAGTGATGGCTGATTTTATAAAAGGTATCGGAGCGGTAACATTAATGTTATCAACTGTTGCAGTGATTTTCCTTGGCTTTTGTGCTCTTATTGAATGGTATTTCACTTGGGTGTTTTCAATTTTTCCAATCACACCTTATTTAATACCGGTTCTGCTAGTACATTCTTTTCTTTTTGGAGGGCTGGTCTTTCTTTTAGGAAGTTTAGTTGAACTCATCAGTGAAAGAAAATCGAAAAGATAAATTATTGGAGGCAACCGAATGAAACGGAAAAGCATATCTAAAAAAACTAGACAAAGAGTTTTAGATAAATACGGCGGTCACTGTGCATACTGTGGCAAGAAATTAGATTTAAAGACCTTGAGAGTAGATCATTTGCATCCTCACTACCGAGGTGGAGAAGATAATTTTGATAACTATATGCCAGCGTGTTATCAATGCAATTTCTACAAATCTTCGTTTCTGTTAGAGGAGTTTAGAGAGCAGATGATGACATTACATGAACGAATCAGCAAGCCATTTATCGCAAGACTTGGTTTGGATTATGGAATTATTGAAATCAAGCCTTTTGATGGTAAATTTTATTTTGAGGAGGAGAATAATGGCAATTAAAGATGAAACAGGATTTTACAATGTATCAGAGCAAATCAGAGGTGTGTATGGTTGGAGCGTAGAAGACGGAAAAATCCAGCCACCAAAATATGATTTTCCTCCAGAAATGGAAGAACGAATTCAGTATTTTCAAGATGAAATGGAAAACGGATTAAGTTTATATGGAGCGCTGCGATTTATTTTAGCCAAAAATGACGACGAGCAAGCAATTCGAGAATGTGAGTTTGGCTGTTCGTGGTTGCCACAAACAGAACAGACTCAGGATTTTTTGGAAAATAGCTTTGGAATAGTCTCATCAGTGATTGCTGTGCGACTGCTTTATCCAAGAGCGGACGATGAAGAGGAAGCGGAGGTTGAGGAATGATACCGAAATTTAGAGCGTGGATGAAGTCGTTAAAATGGATGTGTGATGTTACTAACATTTCATTTGATAGCAAGTTCGTAGATATCTGCTATCAGGGAGATACTGAAAGATACACAGAAATGTCAGTAGAGTTTGACGAAATCAAACTCATGCAATCAACAGGACTCCAAGACAAGAACGGCAAGGAGGTTTTTGTCGGAGATATTATAAAATGTACTAAAGGATGTCTCCATGAAGTGTATTTAGAGAAAGAATATGGTGGTACATTCATAGGCGGAATGCCTGCTATATATCTAAAAGGATTGAATGAAGGGTATGCGTGGACTGAAGATGAGGAAATCATCGGCAACATCTACGAAAACCCAGAGCTTTTGGAGGTTAATGGATGACAAAGTTTATTCAACTAGTGCCGTTTAAATATGGCGAGAAGAAAGAGCCTATCACGATAAATGTTGATTGTATCAAAAGCGTTTTGAAAGAAGATGATTTCTTTAGCAAAGTATTTGTAAGCGATGAAATGACAGAGCATCTAAAAGAGCAACTAACTGCCGACGAGTTCATGTATGTAATCAAGCCAACATACAAAGAGATTGCAGATATTCTAACTCAGAAAGAGGATAACAAATGAAACCAGAAAAATTTGACAATGTAAACAAACCAAGTCACTACCAAGGCTCAAAAGGCCTCGAAGGTATTGAAGTGATTGACAACTTTATTGGTAATCTATCAGGAAAGGCAGCGTGGTGCTGGGGCAATGCAATCAAGTATATGCTTCGCTTCCAGAAGAAAAACGGTCTTGAAGACCTGAAGAAAGCACGCAAGAACCTTGATTGGCTCATGGAGGAGTTTGAGAATGGACTATAACAAACCTTTGACAAAAAGGCAACGTGAATTATTCGCTTTCATGCTAAAACAAAAGAGGATTGATAACAAGGTTACTTTGAAGGAATTAGGGAATAAGCTAGGATACTCAATTGCAACTATTTCGAATTGGGAGAATTTAAAATCCGCTCCTGACTTGTATGACGTCGAAGATGTAGCTACTTATTTTGGCTTGCCTATAAATATACTCATCGGAGAGGGGTGATAGGGTGCAGAGAGCTATTGAG